GAGGAGCTTGAATTGCTAGTGTTGCAGCAGAGCTATCAATAATGTTGTTGGTTGCATTATGATAAATCTGTAGGTCAGAGCCAGCACCGAATACTGCTTTCGCGTTATCAGCAAACGTAATGTCGTCGCCAGTGCCGACAGCTATATCGGTGCCGCCGGTAGCGTTACCCGCAGCAAGAATCTCGGCCAGCGTGTCTGAAGCTCCAGAGCTTACGCCGGCCATCGCATCGACTACCGCAGCTCCGCTGCCTGCGCCATCGAGATAAACGACTGCCGTCTTACCCGCTGCGATTGTGACATTTGCGCCAGTGCCCTGGCTGATCTGAATCGATTGTCCGCCGGTGGTTGCATTCTCAATCCACATCACTCGACTAATCGTGTTCGGCGCAATAGTAAGCGTCCGAGTCGCGGTCAACGTGGCTGACGATGTAACTTTAAAATACATGGCCCGCGCAGGGTCGGCAGCACCATCAGCGACAGTGGTAGTAGAGTCTGCGTTAGCTGCAAAACCATCCTGAGTAGCGTAGCCAAACGCTGCTGCAATGTTGGTTAAGTTGGTGTTTGTTTTGTCGCCCCAAGTCGCGGCAGCCTCGCCAGTGGCGATCAGTTCCAAGCGGAGGGAATTTGAGTAGGTTGATGCCATATTTAGTAGTCCTTACGCTGCTTCTTGCCAAGTCGTTGAAGCGTTTGTTTGAGATGTCCAGGTATCGCTCGCAGACGATTGATCGGTCCACGAAGTTGATGCGTTCGATTCGCTCGCCCAAGATACATCCGCAAACGATTGATCAGTCCACGAAGTTGTTGCGTTGCTTTCCGGGCGCCACTTCCTGCGGCCATTAGCGCTAAAGCTAGCAACAACTTCGATAGTCGCAATGCCGTAAAAAACTTTTCCCGCGTTAGCGGTGAACGCAGACGCTGCTGCAATAGTTGCAGATCCGACCGCAACGATGAGCCCAGACGCCTGGCTGCTTGATTGAGCCGAAACACTAGCGGACGCTGCGCGAACTCGTAGTCCCACAGCAGTACATCCACTGCTTGCTGCAATCGTCGCCGCACCGCTTTGTATGCGCCCCGCGCTAGCGGAAAACGAACTGTTTGCTGATGCGGTTGCGGAGCCTTGGTGTATTCGTTGCCCGGCTGAGGTAAAGGTCGAGTTCGCTGCTGCGGTTGCTGACCCTTGCTGGATTCGAACGGCGCTCGATGAGAAAGACGACAATGCAGCGGCGGTTGCCGATCCATCGAGGTAGGACCATTGTCCCCATCTTCCCGAGCCCCAAGTGCCATATCCAAATCCAGTCGGTTCACTCATTAGTCAAGCGTGATATCTAAGTCGCCAGCAGGAATGCGAAACACGTCGCCGGTCGCGATTGTTTTGCTTGCATCTAAACTGGCAAAGGCAAGCATGTTGCCGCCGCTGCTAGCGTCTAAAACTGCAACCGCAACGACAGTGCCGTATCCCGCTGTTGCCGTTGGGTATTCAATAGCGCTTGCGTTAGTCGTCGCGCTTGCGGTCGTTGTGAAACTTGCCGATTGTCGAACGTAGCCACCGCCTGTGACCTCTGTTCCAGTGGTCGAGTCGGTGGGTGCTACTGTGTAAAGCGCAACGTAAACAGTCGAAGGTGATGTGTACGCGGTGTTACTGAATGTATGCGCCAGCAGTTTGTTTTCTAGGTAATCTGTAAATGCCATTTTCCGATCCTATTGCAGTGCGCGCGTGCGCATTTGGACGGACGTTTGCCCGCGTGTTCGTTGATCACTGACGTGCATGTCTTCCACTTTTTTCTGATAGATGCTTGCCCACACACCGATGCGCTCGTCATCCCGTAGGTAAGGCGCTGACTGCAACAAGGCGCCGTACAAATAGATGTCAGGCGATAAAGACAAAAGCCAGTTGCTGGTATTGCTGTCGCTTAACACAGGCACCTTGCCGTAGTAAACGAGTTCTGCGGTGTAGCCAGTGCTCGTATCATCGGGCGCTGGGTACACTTCAATCTCTGTGCCGACGTGCGTATAAAAGCGTGGCTTGCCAGTTGCGCTTGATGAGCTGCGCAGCTTGTTCATGTATTCGTTGGTGACGTACTCCAACGGTTCAACTGGATCGGTTTCTAAAATCAATTGCACGCTCTGCATCCAGTCGGCAGGCGTTGCACTAAATCTTGAATCGATCGTCGCTCGGCTGCGGACGATCATGTAGCGATGACGGATATCACGCTGAAACTCTGCTTCCGCCAGGCTAATAAAATCAGGAATTGCTGCGGTCAGATCGTCGCGATTTAACCAGTCAGCAATGCTTGCTTTTAATTCAGCATAGGTGGTTAAGGCCACTAGACAGTGCCTCCCCGAGTTCTGAAGAATTTGTTGTCGCTGTCATTGAGCCAACGTTTAAAACGAGCAGGGTCATCAACGATGCCCTGCTGTTTCAAGTCGTAGTAGACAGACATGGGGATACTCGCAACCTTAGACCACTCACCATATCGCTGGTGCTTGTCTACGGCGTTAGCCGCCCGCTTGTTTGCTTCAATGATTGCAGTCACGTCTTGCGAAGTTGCAATGACGATCTTGTCATCTTTTAAGCTGTCGCCTTGCTCATAAATAAAATCAGTTTTTATTTGAGCATCAGCGTCAAACGATAGGTTGCGGATATCTTCCATAGGTCAGTCCTTATGACGTGCTGAGGTCTCGTACAACGCCCAAACCGGCTTCGTTGTTCACCTGGAGGCCGTACTCAGCGAGCAACATGTACTTGGTCGCATCGCCGGTCTTAGCGAGTTCTTCGCTTTGAATCGGACGAAGCGTTGCCATCTCAACCATGTCGGGGTCGATTACATAAGCATCTCGCGCTCGGCTGAATCTGTTCGGGACAACCGAGATGGATCCGAAATCGCTCACATAAACATCAGCCGCACCAATGATCGTGGTAGGGCCGTCAGGTGCCTGGTAACGTTGAGCTGCGATACCGGCAAAGCCGCTTACAACAGTCTTAACGTGAGGACCGACCATTAAGAATTTAGGATCACCTCCATTGCTATACATTGATTGAACAACAGACTTCAGCATGGCTTCAGTCATCGCGCGCTGCGTGCCATCGGTTGGCGCAGCATTGGGGACACCGCCTGACAAGGTTGGGTTTGCACCGCCTGTGCCATTTGAAGTGTTTGAAGTTAACCAAGAAGTTAAAGGTGCAGTCTTTCGAGCGACAGAAGCGCTTCCGCCGACAGCAGCATGGCTCAATCCGCACAAGTTGTGCTCCATGTCGCGCTTGAGCTCATCGCCTTTCTTAGCGAGCTGGTAGGCTACTTCAGACCGGCGACCCGCTTCATCGATTGCGCCAGACAAGTTATCTGCAATGACAAAATCTTTGCGAGAAATTTGCGTGTAGTTACCCAAGCGAACCGTAGGCGTTACTGCCGTAAAGCTGGCCAGGTCATCGCCATCGATGTGGTGGTTAGCTGCGGCTGCGGCCAATGAGTCCGTCTGCCACTCGAAGAAGGTATTCTTAACAGTCTTCTTCTTGGTCATGTTAGAAATGAAGGGAGTGGTCTGGGGAGAGATGTTGAAAATCACATTCGCCAGATCTTCGCGAATACCCACTGCGGAGTATTTTGTAAAAGTGTTTGTAACGATTGCCATGTTTAATTACCTATAAAAGAGATTCTAATAAGCCGGCTGCATCTTCCAACCGACCGCTATTTGCAAGACGTTGACGAGCGCTTTTTAGTTTCCTTGAACGAGGTTTGACTTGGCCTTGCCTGCTTCCAGGCTTAACGGTTGCAGATCGGTTGCCCTTCTTGGCAGCCTTCTTGATCCGCGACTGGCCTTTGTCGTAAAGCATTGCCTTACGAAGCACCTTTATGTGATTGGCGCGAACGAGTGATTGAAGTTCTTCTTCCGCAACGCCGTTATCTAACAGATATTGGCGAAGCTCTTCTCGTTCTGTGGCTGCCGTTGACTCATCCCGCCATTCGGGAATTACCTCGGGAAGCCGATGGACCTCTTCTGCCAGAACTTGCTGCATTGCTTGCGTTTGATACTGTTGGTTTGCCTGCGCTACCCGCTGTTGTTCCAACAATATCGCTTGCATGCGTTCCTGCTTGGCAAGCTGACGTTTATTCCATTCGCGCTCTAAGCGGGTCGCTTCAATTGGGTCTTCATTGTAAAGACGATCAAAATCAGGAGCCTGCTCATCACTACTGTTCAATTGTATTTGCAGTGCGCTAAGGAGTTGCGCATATTGCTGTCGCTCTAGGAGTACAGCATCGCGGTCTTGCTCGAACGATTTACGCTCTTCCGCTAATGCTTGCGACTTCTTTGTGTAGTCTGCTTGACGTGAGTACCCGTTTTTGAGTTCGTCTAGCTGAACCTCGACTTCTTCTCCGTTAACCTTAACGGTAAAAGACTCGGCTGCTTGCTCTTCCTCATCTGGGTCGTATTCATCATCATCCAGATCGGCATCATCTTCTTCTGAGTCGAATTCATCTGATTCTTCGTACTCAGCTTCTAACTCAACCTCGCCCTCATCGGACTGGTCAACGCCCTCTTCGATCTCTTCTGCCTTATCCTCTTCAGGG